TGTGGAGATCACAACTCCTATTTTTCATGCCAATAGTATGTAGAGTTTGTGGAGATTGCCATGTCGACTCCGTCATCTTCCGGTGCGGGACAGTGAAACAAATCAAAAACATAGATGTTGCCTAGTCCAAGTTTGGAATCCACGCTAAACGGTGAGGGGATGACGTTTGTGCCTTCTTCGCGATCGTCGTAAACAACGCTTCGCTTAATGGGTGTATAGTGACTCCGCATAGCGGGAGCCGCGGTATCGTTGCCTGATTTCAGCGCCGTAAACTTGTCTGAATGGATGTTGACCCTTGTGCGGTCGGTCCTCGCCTTCATTGGATCTTGCCAATCCACACCGATCTCGCCCTGGAATACCAGTCCGTACACCTGTGTCGTGGCTGCCGCCCAATTGGCGTCAGAACTACCTGAAAGGTCACGAAAGGGCCGGACGGTTGTTGCTGCAGAAGACGCCTGAACCCCTAGTTGCTGCGCGATGGCTGGAATACCGATAGCTGACTTGTAGCTAAAGACGATGCGTCTGTGCCACCAGACTGACTCGTTGTTGGGCACGAAGCGATAGGTCTCTTTTAGCCCCACCACGTAGGTGCTAGTGGAGGTGCGTGACGCGGCGTAGTTGTAATTGTTGGGAACCAAAAAGCGGTGAGTCGCGTTGTAAAGCGTCGCGTGGATACGCTGAGCTCCAAATGTTGTGCCTGCGCGGATGGTGAATGGTTGAGCGGCATTGACGGGAAGTGTGGGGTCAGGGTTGTCCCCCTCTCCTGCCCCTGACACGTACGTGTCCCTCTTCTTGTGGGCCATCATGTTGCGAATCCTCTTTGAAGTGACTTTCCCACCATACCTCTTTTTGCCATAGCTTCTTCGCGGTCGTGAAACCCGCGCATACTTTGCTGGGGTCCTCCTCTTGGCATACGAAAACGATCTTCTTTTTCGGGGATAGCGTGGCATTTTGTTGAGACATGTGTCAGAATTGTTGGGACAATTGTTGGGGGGACCGGTGTACTTATAGTTCACCTGTGTCCTGTGTCCTGTTGTATAATATTAGTTTCCAACAGGACTTCGAGGACACGGCAATGCCAAGCATTTCTTTCTGCGCCCAGCACTTTTTACTCACTTACGCTCACTCAGAGGGCACAAATGTCAAACCCGAATTGGACCCCCACAGAATTGTTGAGGTGCTTGGAGACCTTGGAGCTGAATGCATTGTCGCACGTGAGCGTTACCCAACGGGTGACGGATTTCACTTCCATGTGTTTTGCAGCTTCGAACGGCGCTTTCGCAGTCGAAAGGTTGATGTATTCGATGTCGACGGTTACCACCCGAATGTTGAGCCAAGTCGAAAGAATGCGGTTGGAGGCTACGATTATGCGACTAAGGATGGCGAAGTTGTCGCTGGAGGTCTCGAACGGCCGAGCGGAGTTAGCGGCAGAAGAAGCACTTCTGGAGCTACGGATGCGTGGGCAGAAATCACAGCTTCTGACTCTGCTGAGGAATTTTGGAGACTTTGCGAGGAGCTGGATCCTAAGTCTATGGTGTGCAATTTCCCAGCCCTCTCCCGATTTGTCGAGTGGAGGTTTCGACCTGAACCGGTACCCTACGTTACACCCGATGGAATATTTGACCTTACCGGTTATGAATCTCTCGAGGAGTGGAGAGATAATGTTCTCTTTGGAGGATCCTCAGGTAGGTTTGGGCGGAGCAAACAAAAAAAGTCCTAGGGAGCTACCTACGCCATATGGTTGGCTCCAGAGTCGCCAACGCATGGCTCCGGAACTCTGGCTAACGTGTTTAGGAAGACGAAAGTCCCTCATCTTATTCGGACCTACTAGATTGGGAAAGACTACTTGGGCCAGAAGTCTAGGCAGCCATATGTACATGGGTGGGTTGTTCAGTGCCAGAGAGGCACTAGACAACCGTGAGGCTGACTACGCGGTGCTGGATGACATAGCCGGGGGGATCAAGTTCTTCCCCCGGTACAAAGATTGGTTGGGTTGTCAAATGCAATTTCAATTGAAGGTTCTATATAAGGAGCCGACACTGTTTGATTGGGGGAGACCATGCATATGGTGCTCTAATGTGGATCCGCGGACTGGTATGGATCCTGTTGACGTGGACTGGTTGGAAGGAAATTGTGTGTTTGTGGAGATCACAACTCCTATTTTTCATGCCAATAGTATGTAGAGTTTGTGGAGATTGCCATGTCGACTCCGTCATCTTCCGGTGCGGGACAGTGAAACAAATCAAAAACATAGATGTTGCCTAGTC